TGGGACTAAATTTTATTGTATTAGACGAATTTGCTGACATAAAACCACAGGCTTGGTACGAGGTTCTTAGACCTACCTTATCAGATACATTGGGTCATGCACTGTTTTGCTCTTCGCCTAAAGGCTTTAACTTTGCTTATGATCTATACAGTAAACAAGACCCAGAATGGCAGAGTTTTAAATATACTACGTTAGAGGGTGGTCAGGTATCTGAGTCAGAGATAGAGCAAGCAAAGAATGATTTAGATGAGAGAACTTTCCAACAAGAATATTTAGCAACCTTTGTAAACTATGCTGGAATTATTTATTACAACTTTGATAGAGATAAAAATATTATTGATACATACAAACATAAATTTAACACAATACACATTGGCCAAGATTTTAATATAGACCCGATGGCTGGTGTTGTTTCTGTAATAGAAAATGATAAGATATATATTATTGACGAGATTCAAATTTGGTCATCAAATACAAATGAAATGATAGACGAGATAAAAAATAGATACCCAAATAAAAAAATAGTTATTTATCCTGACCCAAGTTCTAAAGCTAGAAAGACATCTGCTGGAGGTATGACTGATCTTGCACTTTTAAAAAATGCTGGGTTCGAGGTTAGAGTAAGAAATAAAGCACCTCTAGTTAGAGACAGAATAAATGCAGTCAATTCTAAATTCAAAAATGCTAAAGGTGTAAATAGTTTATATGTTTTAAAATCTTGCAAAAATGTTATTAAGTCGATAGAAAGACAGATATACAAAGAGGGAACAAATGTGCCTGACAAAGACTCTGGTTTCGACCATTTTAATGATGCGTTGGGCTACATGGTTGAGTATAATTTTCCAGTCAAACGGGATTTTAAACCTAACCCTCTTCAAAGGTGGAGTTGATGGATAGAAAATTTTTAACAAGTAAGCACCCTCTATGGCACGCTAATATTCAGAACTGGGAATTTTATATTAGATCATATCTTGGAGGGAACGATTATAAAAATGGATATTACTTACACAGATATATTTTAGAGACTCCAGAGGAATACGATCAAAGAATTAGACACACACCAGTTGATAACCACTGTAAAAATGTTGTTCAAATTTACACTAGCTTTTTATGGAGAGTACCACCGACTAGAGATTATGGTTCTTTAGATGGAGACCCACAGCTAGAGGCATTTGTTAATGATGCAGACTTAGACGGCAGATCATTCGACACAATGATGAGAGAGGTGCAAATGAATGCGAGCATCTACGGGAACTGTTGGGTCATCATTGATAAGCCACAAACAAATTTAAGAACTAGAGCCGAAGAATTACAACAAGACATCAGACCTTATATGTCTATTTACACACCAGAAAATATTGTGAACTGGAATTACAAAAGAGCCGCTAGCGGAAGATTTTATTTAGATATGTTGATGGTTGTTGAGGACATTAATACTGAACGAGCAATATTAAAAATGTTCACTGAGGAAGAAATAATAACTTATGAAATAACTGATTATGAAAAAGAATATGCAGAGGGCGATGTAAAAATAATTGACCAAATCCCAAATGCTATCGGAGTTATTCCTTGTATTAATGTTTACAATCTTAAAGGTGCTAAAAGACCAATAGGTATTAGTGATTTAGCTGATGTGGCATTTTTGCAACAGTCTATATACAATGATTATTCAGAGAAAGAACAGCTTATTAGATTAGCGAACCACCCAAGTTTAGTTAAGACTCCAAATGTTGAGGCTAGTGCTGGTGCTGGTTCAATCATAGAAATACCAGAGGACTTACAATCAGATTTAAAACCTTACATCATTCAACCTAGTGGACAAAACTTAGATGGTATTATGAAATGTATCCAAAACAAAATTGATGCAATAGATCGTATCACACACATGGGTTCTGTTAGAGGTACATCAGGAAATCAAATTTCTAGTGGTATTGCACTACAAACAGAGTTTCAATTATTGAATGCTAAACTTTCTGAGAAAGCAGATTATTTAGAAAATGCCGAAGAGCAAATCTGGGACTTGTACGCTAAATGGCAAGATACAGAATGGGACGGGGCAGTAGATTATCCTGATACCTTTGATGTTAGAGATTGGGCTAACGATTTACAATTCTTACAAATGGCAAAAGCAAGTGGAATAAAATCAGAAACATTTAACAAAGAACTTGATAAACAAATTGCTGAGGCTGTAATAGAAGATAACGATATGATTAAAACTATTAACGATGAGATTGATAATACCAGAACTGTTAGAGGACAATTTACAACAACTGAAATTGAGGGTCAGACTCCAGATGGCGAAGAAGAAGAAGAAAGTTAGAAGAGTTCCTAAAGACAAAGATACTGATTTACCTAAAAAATATTTGTCAGGATTAAGAGGTAGAAAAAGAGGTAGCAGAGCCGCTTTATTAAAAACAATGTCAGGTTTATATAAATCTGGTGGGGTTATTCCAAAATCACTATTCAAAGCGAGAGTTAAATAATGGCAGTTAGAAGAAAAGCACTTTCAGCAAGTACAGTTAGAACTTTAAAAGCAAAAGCAAAAAAATCTAAATTATTTAATTTTGCTGACTTAAAGGCCTCGTATCGGAGAGGGCAAGGGGCGTTTTTGTCCAGCGGGTCGAGACCTCGTATTGGTATGGCTCAGTGGTCAATGGCCAGAGTAAATAAACTAATTAGCAGAGGAAGATCAGGAACATTTGATAGAGATATTATTTTAAGAGCAAGTAAAAGAAAAAAAAGAAAGAAATAAATAATGGCAAAGTATCAGGGAAAAACAGTAAAGCTGGGAAAGCCATTTAGAACACCAAGTCAAAGTAAAAAATTTGCTGTTTACGTCAAAGACAGAAAAACTGGTAATGTAAAAAAGGTAAGATTTGGAGACCCCCGAATGTCAATCAAATCTAATATACCAGCACGAAAACGTAGTTTCATGGCTCGTATGGGCGGAGTCTTAAAAAGAGTTCGTGGTCAGAAAACGCTTTCGCCAGCTTACTGGTCTCTTTATTCATGGCGTAATAGCATTAAATGAGCAGAATATTAGATAAACTTGCAGATCAACACGAAGAAAGACTTGTAAATGTTCTTTATACTTTAGAGGACGATGTCATTAACGCTGTTAGAAGATCAACTGGTGGAGAGTTAATATCAACAAGATTAGCAATACAATTACAACCACAATTAAGATCAATTATAGAAAATACTTTTTTAAATGAGGCAGACTTACTAATTAATGAAGATTATAACAAAATAGCAAAAGAGGTTTTAGATACTTTTGGCAAAATGCCTATACCCGCAAATTTTAGAAATTTAACAAAGGTAGATTTACAAACTATCAATGCACTCAAATATCAATCATTTAGTGGCTTTGAAGATATTGCAGAAAGATTTTTAAAAGTAATAAATGATGAGGTTTACCAGAGTGCGATTGCTGGCAGACCTTTTGCTGATGTAGAAAAAAATATTAGATCACATATTAACGGCGTTTATCAAAAGTCAAATCAAAGAGAAATAAACGAATTGGTTGATTACATTAATGAAAATAAATACATAGCTAAAAACAAAACTAAAGTTGAAGATGCAATCACAAAACTTAGAACTAAATACGCCGCTGATAGGGCTGGAGAAAATCTTAGAAAATATGCTGGTCAGATAGCACATGACTCAGTAATGCAGTTTCATGGACAATTTACAGTTAAGAAAGCAAAAGACAGTGGACTAGAGCATTTCAGCTATACAGGAACGCTAGTAAGAGATTCTAGACCTTTTTGTCGAGATATGGTAAACAAAACTTTAACCGAAAAAGAAATTCGGGATATTTGGAACTCTAGGTCATGGGCTGGCAAAAGTTCTGGAGACCCTTTTATAGTTAGAGGGGGTTATCGTTGTCGGCACACTTGGATTCCAACAAATCCTGATTGGAACATATAAGGAGATATAAATGGCTGATGAACAACCAAAAGTAGAACAAACTACTGAACCAACTGTTTCTAATGAAACAACCCAAAGTGAACAACCAAAACAAGAGACTGAGACCCCAGTAAATAAATTTTCTGAGGAACAAGTAAACGAAATTGTCAAAGCACGATTAGCTAAAGACAGAGCATCTATGTATAACAAACTAGGTGTTGATGATTTAGATACTGCAATCAACGCTGTTAAATTACAGAAAGAGGCAGAGGAAAAATCTAAAATTCAAAAAGGAGAGTTTGAAAAAATCTTAAAAGAAAAATCAGATGAGTCTCAAAAAAGAATTAGTAGCTTACAATCTGAACTAAGAGACATTAAAGTTAATAAAGCCTTACTGTCGTCTGCATCAAGAAATAAAGCTATCAATCCTGACCAAGTCGTTGAATTACTAAAAGGAAATATTAATTTAAACGAATCAGGTAATGTTGAAATTCTAGACAAAAATGGTATAGCTAGATATAACAGTAAGGGGGAACTTTTAACTACTGACGAGTTAGTTAATGAGTTTTTAACACAGAACCCGCACTTTGTTTCTGCCTCTCCGAGTGGCAGTGGCTCAGTGTCAAATGTGGATAGGTCAGAACTCAGTAAACCTTTCAATCTGAGTGATTTAAATATGAATAATCCAGCGGACAAGAAGAGGTATGCTGAGTATAGAAAGCAGAGAGATTCTCAACCCACTAAGATTGTTCTTAACAATAAATAACCATTAAGGAGTAAAAAATGGCTAATGAAACGACAAGTAGCACGATATCAGAACTATATACTGAGATCGTAGCAGAGGCATTGTTCGTAGCTAGCGAACAATCAATAATGAGAGGTCTTGTCAGAAACTACAGCATCGCTGGTGGTGGTAAATCAGTAGAAGTACCGATTTATGCAAACGTATCAGCGGCGGCGGTAAGTGAGGCATCTGATCTTTCTAATACGGCAGTCAATCCATCATCTGTGACTATTACAGCATCAGAGGTTGGTATTATGACAACACTAACAGACCTAGCAAGAAACTCAGCATCAAGAAATGTTGCGGCTGACATCGGCAGACTATTCGGCGAGGCGATTGCAACTAAAATTGATACTGACCTTGCGGCTTTGTTTACAGGCTTTTCAACAGAAAAAGGGCCTGGAGCTGGTTCTGAAATCACTGTTCAAGATTTATTTGAGTGTGCGGCAGAACTAAAAACTAACAAAGCACCTGGCCCATACTACGGCGTGTTCCACCCTAAACAAATATTCAATGTTAAAAAATCTTTAACAAATACATTTGTTGGTAGAGACACAGAATTATCTAACGAGGCTATGAGAACAGGATTTGTAGGCAATATTGCTGGAATACAAATCTTTGAAACTTCTAATATCTCAGTTGATGGTTCAGATGACTCTATCGGTGGCGTGTTCTCACAAGACGCTTTAGGACTAGCGATGATGCAAGACTTGAAAATTGAGTCTCAGCGTGACGCAAGTTTAAGAGCAGATGAGATCGTAGCTACGGCTGTGTTCGGCGTTGGCGAACTTCATGATTCTTATGGAGTTAAAATAACTGCTGACACTTTAGCGGCTTAATAATCAAAACAATTAAGGGGTGGCTTGTCCACCCCTTATCTGATATAAAAAATTATGACTATAGAAACTGTAAAACTAATTAATGATAAAAATGGTGCTGTCATTGAAAGAAAAAAAGTAGATTACGAAAACAATGTGAACATTTGGACACAGCGTGGTTGGAAACTACACGATGGCAAAACTGTAAAAGCTAAGACTGAAAAACCAGTTAAGGCAGTAAAAAAAGTTGTTAAGAAAGTTGTAAAGAAAAAGAAAAGTAAAAAATAATGTCATCGACAGTATTTAGTGTGCAAAATACACATTTGCAAAAGATACAACCAGACATTTTAGGGTTTGGAATTACTACGTTTGTCGATCAAATACAATTTGCTGAAAACGATGTATTAAGACGTATCCGAGAGGAATGGTGGGAAAGATACAGACACCAAGTTAGATACAAAGATATTACAAAAGTCACATCTGTTGAAATGGAAAACAGTAAACTTACTGCATCACAGTGGGAGTTATCTGTTGTTTATTTAGCACTATGGAAATACATTTATCCTCAACTTACTAAATGGAGAGACCCTGACACTGGAGAGGGTAAAGATACATTCCAAGTACAAATAGATTTTTACAGGGACAGATACGATGAAGAGTTCCAAGCTATATTGCGGGACGGGGTCGAATATGATGAGGACGGCGGGGGGACTGTATCTGATAGTGAGAAAGAGCCTCTACATAATTTACGATTAGTGAGATAATGGTCGCTGACATTAA